AACAACTGTTCAGACGTGGCGATGAACCCATCACCATCCTCAAGGGTGGGAATGACCTCATTGTCGCTGGCTACGCCAGTGTGGAAGTTGTAGACAAGCAAGGCGATGTAATAACAAAGGAGGCATTGGAAGACGCATTTCGGAAGTTCATGGAGAACCCGGCATACAGAAACGTTCAATTGGCTCACAGTAATATACAAGTTGGAGATGTAGTACCGAATTACACAGATAATGAAGGGAGGTTGTGGAAAAGCGAAGTCGATGATGTCGGAATGTTTGTGGTTGTAAAATTACGAGACGACATCGAGAAAGCAAAAGAAGTCTCAGCAGAGATTAGAAAAGGCGTTCTCAGGGGATTCAGTATCGGTGGTCAAGCGTTCAAACGAGTTAGAAAATCAGACTCAAAGAGAGGCGATTACCAAGAGATAAGCAAACTGGAACTCCATGAAATAACCATTTGTGAAAAAGGCATCAATCCAGAAGCAACATTCAGTATACTCAAAGAAGACACGGAAGTGAATGAAATGACAGAAACAGAAGACAGCAACGATATGACGAAACAACTAGGAGACGTATTGTCCCGTTTGGAGACACGCCTTGATGATATGGAGAAGGGAGAGAAACCCGCTTTCCTAGAAGGTAAGGACGACAAAGACGACGGCGACAAGGACGACAAGAAGAAAGAGGCTACGGAAGAAGTCGAGAAATCTGAGGAATACTCTGACGTAATCACCTCTGACTACCTCAACTGGATGGAGGACACCCTAAAGAGCGGTGGTGTGGACACCGGAGCCGCTCGTACGCATTTCGATAACATCGAGAAGCAGAACATGGGCTTCACCCCCGAGGAAATGGCCGACACCGAGGCCGCAAAGGGCGGACAGGTCAAGGGCCGAGCACAGGAGAACGGCAAGCCTTCTACCAACGCTATCTCACGCACTACAGGAAGCGGGAAGAGCATGAAGAAGGGAGATTTCATCGACCCAGCATCTCTTAACGACTCGGACATCGAGGCAGCATACGAGGTCTACAAGGCCGCTGCTCTTGAGAACGAGTTCAAGGGAAACCTAGAGAATCACTTCTCTGACCGCTACGCGCAGGAGAGGACTGCTGAGATTGCAAAGGCAGAGGCAGCAGCATTCGACGCACGCAGCCCCCTAGCAGACATTCAGAAGTCAATAGAGGCTCTTGGAGAGAGGATTGATGCAATCGGCACTCCAGCAGAGACCGGAGAGACAATCACCAAGAGCGACGAAATATCAGCAGTAGTCGTTCCAAGCACGGAGGATTTGGCGAAGATGTCATGGGATGAGGTTCATCACTTGGCAACGAAAGCCTTCAACCCGGAGTGAGATACTCAAGGAAAAAATGAATAAAGGAGATGAAGACAAATGGCAAGAGATTACGTACGAACAGTAACAGACATGGAGCGCTACTACTATGGCGCCGGGAACGCAATGGGCTACTCATACACTGGTAGCGAATTACTCAAGGCTGACAGCCCAATGATGTCATCCACCGCTGGAACATACCAAGCAATCTACGGACGCAAGGTATGGTCGCAGTTGAACCAAGAGTTCAACGCATTCAGCATACTACCCAAGAAACCGTGGGACAGGTCGGGATGGCGAGTCATCACTGACAAGCCTAACTCCGGTGCAGTGCATGGTGGTGTTGCAGAGAACGCAACTCTACCCGACACCGTGAAGCCTGTCTTCCAGCACGTGGCTGCAAAGCCCAAGACCATCGCTCACACCTTCGATATGTCGGAGGTCGCGGTGTTCCTCGCTGACAAGGACGACGGCATGGGAGACATCCGCTCTGTCCTAAAGGAAGAGATGGGCAAGCACCACGCAGAGATGGTCAACAAGATGCTTCTGACTGACGTGACGACCGCAGCAGGGAACAACTTTGAGTCCCTCGACAGGATTACGGCTAACGCAGCATCGATGGCTACCGGAACCAGCGACTGGGTCGACTCAGATGGCGACTTCGACATCTACTCGATTGACAGGTCTGCAAACACTTGGGCAAACGCCGAGGTCAACGTAGGCGCAACCAACGTAGACAGGACTCTCAGCCTAGACCACTTGGACACACTGTTCCAGAGCATTTGGGGCCGTGGTGGAAACCCGAAGGTCATGCTGACTGGATACGACACTCTGATGAGGCTACAGCAACTACTACAGAGCCAGCAGAGGTTCATGGAGGAGAAGAGGGTCACCCCTACCTACAATGGTGTGAAGGGTGTTCCCGGTATCGAGGCCGGATTCATTGTGGCTACCTACAACGGTATCCCAATCATCCCAACGAAGGATATGCCAGCAGACACTACCGGCAACCTAACGAGAATCTACTACCTAGACACTGATTATATGCACTTCTCTACGGCTATCCCAACTCAGTACTTTGAGTCGGGAATTGAGACTGGTGACCCCTTCGCCATCAACAGGCTGGGTCAGGAAGGACTCTACCGAACAATGGGAGAGGTATGGACTACCTTCTTCGGAGCACAAGGGAGCGTGAGGAACCTCAAGTGAGGTCTTTCGTGGAGATAATGAATAAAGGAGATGATGAAAAATGGTAGCAACAACGACAGTAACTTCAAACGGACTAAGCATAAAAGTAGCAGATTCGGACTTCACATTAGTGAGCATCCTGTCTGACCTAGACATGAGAACAGGAACCCCTGTGGGCAGCGAGGAATGGCTCAAGGGATTCGGTAGCACTTACCCCGGTGGCTCTGATATGAGCACCTTCTCGGCAAGCAACAGCGATGGTGCAGCAGAAGGCTCTCTAAGGATGGTCACAATAACAGCAAACGTGGTTCAAGCAGCAACGGTAGAACCTTTGCTCTTCTCAGCAGGTGCATCCAAGATAGTGGGAATCCTCGGTGCAGTGGGAAAACTCGCAGCAAAGGATGTCACAGTCTATTCGACTGAGACTGGACTCGTAGGAGCAAGCGACACGGTAGCACCACTAGCAACTACTGGTTCTCTGCCTTGTCTAGTCATTGACTCAGAAGGCGCGAACAACGTGATACAAGTCACGGTACTACTGCTGAACTGAGATGATAGACGACACATGATATGAGTGAGGAATATGCCAACAGCAACCTATCTAGGCCCGTGGTATAGCGTTCCAAACTCGGATTCTAGTAGACCGTCGTGGATGAGGAATAGACCACAGACAGTCTCTACCGAGTGGTTGGACGCATGGGGCCACAGGCTCTCGCCTGACCACTTCAAGATAGAGGGCTATGAACTACCAACTAAGGATGATGGCAACGATGGCCTCCCTGATTCGGGATGGCGCAAGGCTGACATCATGGCATGGTTGGACTCTCAAGGCGCATCCGCAGGTAGCGGATACAAGACCAAGACTACTCTTCTCTCTCTAGTAGGCAATGTTTTAAGCCCACCAGTAGAGGAAGAACTAGTAGCAGAGGCGGAACCCGCTGAGGCAGAAGAAATATTAGAGGAGTGATAGAAAATGGCATTTGCAAGCACAATAGACGCAAGAAAGCACGTAATGGGTGACCTAGTGATGGTCACTGGAACAATGACAAGCGATAGTGGGAGCACTGGTGGAGATGTTCTACTAGCAGACCACCTCTCTAAGATATTCGCAGCAGGGGCAAATCTCAACGGTGCTGGCGCTACAGATGTTGAGATAGACGGCACAACCGTAACTACACTTACGCTGGTAACGGCATCAAACGGTGTTGGAACTTGGTGGGCTTTGGGTCAGCGCTGATACAGGCGGTGACTAGATGGCAGTAAGTCCTAAAATCAAGGTTGTCGGGCCATTCGCCCCGAAGGACTTCTCTAAGGAGACTGGTAGTGCCGCTGGCACACTAGGGGACTTCGACACTTCCGGCACTTTGAGTTACGCTATGTCTCAAGCAGTGTCCGGCATTGACGGTTCTACCCTCTATGCAGTAGAGCCAATCATGGTTCTAGGTAATGTGTATCTAGTGGTAACGACGATATAAGTAGGTGGTGTTTGTGAATGTCGGGATTTCAACTTCAATCGCTTGACATCGAGGACATCAGCAGAGCAGCCAAGCAGAACGTCAAGTCTGACACCCGATACGATGCGGGGACTATCACGAATACAGACGCC